AGATAGTACTGGTAACCATAACGGAACAGCTAATTAATTATGGCAGCAAGTACAGATAAAACAAATAAGCCTTTAATCCCTAGAGGGGTTGACGATAGACCTGTAGATAAGTACAATAGAGCTGAGCTGTATTCTGGTAAGGCGTTAGACTTTGATGGGGTTAATGACCAAATAATAGTAAACGGAGTTAACAACATTTTTGACTACGGGAATTCTTACACGATGGCGGGTTATTTCAAAATCGTAGATTCCGGAAGCGGTGGTTTAATGGGTAATAGTAACGGGAATAGTTTTGCTAACCTATTGGGTTTTGTTTATAAAAGCGGTGAGGATTCTAATTTTTATCCCGACGGAAGTTCAAGCAATTATATAACCATTTATAGCGGTAATACAACGGATTTTGTCTATATGGTTTGCACAAGCGACGGCACAACTGCAAAGGCATATTTAAACGGGCAACTGGTCGGAAGCACAAGCGTTTCAAGTTACACAAACACAAGTTCGCGCTTTAATGTTGGTTCATCTTATTCGGGTAACTTTGGGGAAACCGAAGCCACTGGCGTGAAGGTGTACTCAACCGCCCTCACCGCCACACAAGTAGCCGAACTATACAACAACCCAGAAAAGGTAGTACCTACGGGAGTGTCTGATTCAGCTTTAAAGTTATGGCTACCAATGATGGAAGGTGCGGGGACTACGGTATACGATGGTAGCGAAAACGGCAACCACGGAACCATCAATGGTGCCACTTGGACGCACGGCATCGGCGCACCTGTAGCGCAGACGGCGGTTATTGATTGGAATAAGGGGACGAATATTTTTACTTATTCCGAGGATTTTAGTAATGCGGATTGGACTACCTCAAATTTAACCACAACGGCAGACGATGCAACGGCACCCGATGGACAAACAACTGCTGATAAAATCGTGGCAACAACCACCAATGGTACGCATTATAAATATCAAGATGTTTCAATAACCAATGGATTGCTATATACATTTAGCACCTTTATAAAATCTTCGGGGGCTGATTACTTTAGACTTGAATTCGGGGGTTATAGCAATGCTTTTGATAATGAATATGCAGTATTTAATTTAAATACGGGAAGCGTTGAAAGTAATGGTGGGGTTACAAACCCAACTATAACAAGTTACAATAATGATTGGTATAGAATCTCAATTACCGCAACATCTACCGCATCTGCTACTGGTAGGATAGTTTTATACGCAAGTGAGCAAAATACAAACTCGTTTGCTGGTGATGGTGTAAACGGCTATTATATTTGGGGCGCAAGTTTAGAACAAAGCGCAACCGCTGGCCCATACGTTCACACGGGCGCAACCGCCCAAACCTCACCCGTATTACTCCCCCAAGGTCTAACAAGTGGCCGCGACATCACGGGCGTGAATCCATTTGAAAACGTGCGCAAACAAGGTGCGCTCAATCTTGATGGGAATAGTTGGGCAGAGGTTCACGATAATGCGAGTTTGGATTTTGGGACGGGTTCGTTTACTATTGAATGTTGGGCAAAATTAGCCTATGAAAATACGGGTTCTTCTTATAATGGTGTGATTGGTTTAGGAGATTCATTAAGTGTGGGTGCAACTGCTTACATATACACCCGCTCCGCTGGGCCTCGTTTCTTTATCAATGGTACGAGTTTTACAATAGCCGCAACATTAGACGAAGGTAATTGGCATCATTTAGTAGTAACGAGAACGAGCGCGGGAGCTATACAAACATATTACGACGGCGCCGAAGGAGAAGAAAGCGGAACCGAAGCATCTACAATGACAAACGCCTACGATGTTTTGATTGGGAAAGATTCGGGAGCGTCAAGATATTATAAAGACTGCATCGCCCAACCGCGCATCTATAACCGAGCATTGACCGCTTCTGAGGTCCTTAATAACTACAACACTACGAAAAACTTATACATATAACAATGAACGGAAATATCTACATCTCAGTACCCGCAGCGGATAAAGCACAACAGCTTCCTGCTAGCCTAGACAGATACGATTGGGAAACATTTACCTACAATGAAGACGGTACTGTAAACTCTATGACTACTATCCACCCCACGTGGGAGCAGTACGGTGAGAAGTACAAGCACCTCTTTGGTGCTCCTGTAACTGTTACTGTTAGCGAAGTAGATTACATTGTCTACGAGATGGAAGCATCGTGGTTACAATCAGAGGTTAGTGCGCTAGTAGCGCTAGGGGCTGGTAGAACCGCCCCAAGCTACACGCTGATGACCAACCCAGAGGTTAGAGAGTTTATTCAAGCAAACACTACTGAACAGCTATGAGTCTAGTAAGTTTATATGATGCGGCAAGCCTTTGGATGACACCGTCTGGTGCTGAAGATGGTAAGCTGTTTAGCGAGCTTCCTACAGATGGGAGCGGGGACTTCACCTTTTCAAGAGGTTCAAACCTTGCGGCTACTCGTGTAGGCCCTACGGGATTGATTGAGAAAGGGCGGGAGAATCTGTTGTTGCGCTCCAATGAGTTTGATACTACTTGGGCGACTATAGACTCAAATGTAACAAGCAGCCAAAGCGGATACGATGGTAGTTCTAATGCTTGGGAGTTAGATGCCACTACCGTTGGTGGAAGGTTGTACCAAAGTATTAGTTTTAGTGGAGTGCACACATTTAGCATATATGCGAAAAAAGGTACTGCTAATGGTATTCGTGTTCGTTTACAGCAAACAGCAGTTGCAAATGCTTATGTTGATTTAAGAGATGGTAGTTTATTTGGCTCTGACAATGCTATTGATATTGATATTCAAGATGTAAGTAACGGATGGTATCGTATAACATTTGCACTTAATGCAAGTGGTGTGTCTCTAATTCTTTTGTACCCTACTGATGGGGAGGTATCCCAAACAACGGGTTCCATCTACATCCAAGACGCCCAATTGGAAATCGGCTTGGCCGCTACGGATTACATTGAATCGGGAGCGACAACGGGAAAGGCGGGATTGTTAGAGGACGAACCCCGTTTAGATTATTCGGGGGGCGCGACTTGTCCGAGTCTTTTATTGGAGCCGAGTAGGACGAATGTTATAGCGCAGTCGGAATACTTTGGTGCTTGGTCTAAAATAGGTTCTCCTACAATAACAAGTAATTACGGAACAAGTCCCGAAGGATTACAAAATAGTACACGAATAGAGGCTGTAGATGGTGATAGGATTTATATAGGAATAAGCGGAAGTTCTGCTACCTACACTTATTCTATTTATGCAAAAGGAAGTGGCGATATAAAATTAAGAGATAATAGTGGCTCTTATAATTTAAGTATATCCCTTACTTCAAATTGGCAAAGATACGACTACTCTTTTACTGCATCGTTTACAAACATTCAAATAGAAATTGATTCAACTACTGATGCAGAGATTTGGGGCGCACAAGTAGAACTCGGCTCCTACCCAACAAGCTACATCCCGAACCATTCGGGCGGGAGCGTTACGAGGGGGGATGATAGCTTTCAAAATGATATTAATACTTCACCATTAGGCGCAGCAGGGCAAGGCACTTGGTTTGTTGAGTTGCAAAAATTAGGTGATGATAAAAACCAAGCGTTGTATTTAGCGCCGACAACAAACAATACTCAACAGATTAGATTGCACTTTGATGCAACCAATGCAAGATTTAGAGATGCAATAAATGGGTATGCTACAATAGGTGGAGGGCTAAATATTAAAACCTCAATGACTAAAATGGCTTTATCAATAGACACTACTTTGGGTGTCGCAAAGGTTTATACAAATGGTTCACAATTAGGAAGTGATTACACACTACAAGCAAATACATTTGAATTCTCTCGTATTGTCGCAGAAGGTAAAGGGTTTGTACTAAAGCAATCTTTGTTTTTCCCAACTGCCCTATCCGATGCTGAGTGCATCAAACTCACCACGCTTTAATTATCGTATATTTGCATTATGGCATCAGTAAACTTAGACATAGCACAGCAACTAGACATCACCTGTAGAAAAGGAGATACCTTCAAGTTGACAATGAATATCACCGACAGCTCTAACCAAGCTGTTGATGTTACACAATACAGCTTCCGTATGGAGGTGAAGTCCTCAGCAACAGCTGAACCGATTATCACCTTCTCAAACACAGACTTTGACAAGTCTTCTGACGGAACGCTCGTTATAAAGAAGGCTGCTGCGGATATGCAGTTCGCATCAGGTGCTTACCTATACGACATTGAAGCAACGAAGTCTTCAGACAGTACAGTACAGACTTGGATTACAGGAACATTGGTATTAAATCCAGACATCACTGATTAATGGCTAACAACATTGACATCACAATAACAGATAACATTGACATTAGTGTTGATGAGCAGGGGTCTACAGCTATAACTGTAGACACCCCAGAGTCCACCAATGTATCGGTAGAGTCTGTTGAGCAAAGCATCTCCGTGCAAGCCGCTGAGACCGCTTCTGTGACAGTTTCTCAAGTTGCTAGACCCGATGTAACGGTATCTGCTACAAGTGCTCCTAAAATCGTTGTAGGCGGTGCTGGAGGAAGTGGTGATATACACTATGTATTTTCACAGGATATCCCTTCTGCACTATGGACCATCACACACAACCTAAACAAGAAGCCTTCGGTAACTGTGGTTTCCTCGGCAGATACAGTGATGTACGGAGACATTACCTACATCAATACCAATAAACTAACAATAACATTTTCAGCGCCATTCTCTGGTAAAGCGTATTTAAACTAATAAGCTATGGCTATTAACTTTTTACAGAACGTAAACTTTAACAATAACGAGATTCAGAACATCCGCGTTCAGAATAGTCCTAACGACCCTACTGGTAGCGGCATTCAAGCAGGTCAATTGTACTATAATACAACGAGCAGTATCCTACGTGTATACAACGGTACTGCTTGGCTAGACTTAGCTGTTTCTACAGGTGGTTCTGCCATCTCTGGTGTTACAGGTACAAATGGTGTAACAGCCTCTGAGGCAGGTGGTCTCGTAACTGTCCAGCACGCTGATACATCTACGCAGGCCGATGTAACAAACACGGGGAATGCTTACATTAAGTCTATTGACTTGGATGATTTCGGTCACATCGTAGGTATCTCTTCAGACACTGTTACACTAGCAGCATTAGGATATACAGGTGCTGACGATGCTGACAACTACGGAGGATTCAGCATTGCAGGTAACACTGGTACATCCGATAACATAGGCTCTGCCGAAATCTTTACCATCATTGGTGACGGTAACGACACTACGGTAAGTGCTCTGGAGATGACCATTACCAACACGGATAAAGGTTCAGCACAATTCATTTACAAGAGCCTAGCGGCAGACACAGGTACTGAGGCGGCAGCTTCAAACTCAGACACACTTACCTTTACAGGTGGTGACGGTATTGACACTAGCGTTGCTGACATTACAGGAGGTTCTGAAGTCACCTTTGCGTTAGACAGCACAGTCGTGCGCACCACAGGCGCACAGACGATTAGTGGCAATAAGACATTCTCAAACAATGTCGCTATTGAAGGTAGCCTTACGGTATCTGGTTCTACTATAACGACCATCTCTGAGACTGTTCAAGTAGAGGACAGCATTATACTATTGAACACTGGCGCTCCAGACGAGCCTGTAGACGATGCAGGTTTTGCTGTGTTCAGAGGTGCAGAGAACACCGCCTATATGATGTGGGATGAGTCTGAAGACGAGTTTGTAGTCTGTACTACTTCTGCTGGAGACGATGCTTCTTCTACTGGAGATGTAACCATTGGTGCTTATGCAAACTTCCAAGCATTAGGAATTAAAGGTAGCACACTTACACTAAGCGGTATTGTAGCAGCTACTTCAGATACAGATGCTTTCTTGGTTTCTGATAGCGGTATAATTAAAAAGCGTACAGGTGCACAGGTTCGTTCAGATATCGGTGCGGGTACAGTAACTTCAGTAGGTGTTACAGCAACAGCTCCACTATCTGTTGTATCTGGTTCTCCAGTTACTTCTTCTGGTACTATTGACTTAGCTATCGCTGACGCTTCAGAGACTGCAAAGGGTGCTGTTGAGTTGGCTACAGACGAGGAAACTAACGCAATGACCAGCAGGTCATTAGCTGTTACTCCGTTTTCGCTTAATGGCTTACGTGCTGCGGCAAATATTGGAGATGCATTAAACACATCTTTTGATATCGCCCACAACCTTAACACTAGAGACGTTATCGTTCAGTTGTACGATAATTCTACTTACGAGACAGTATATACAGATATTACTAGAACAGATGAGAACAATGTAAAAATCTCGTTTGTTACAGCACCACTAGAAGACCAATTCAGAGTTTTAATTTATAAAGTTTAATGCGAATATTATCAGACATAGATAACGCCGGCACTGTAGATGGCCACGACATTGATACACTAGACCAAAACATAGGCATCAATGCTGATAACATCAATACAAATGCCAACGCTATTGGTGGCTTACTTACAAACGTAGCTTCATTGTCTTCAACGCTGTCTACTAAGGCTGCAAGTTCAGATTTACCAGAAGGTGTTCTTGACGGAGCAAACTTAGGGGACCTTAGAAGAATAGAGTTTAATCTTAATACAAATGAAGTTAGTTTTGTATTTGCAGGCGGACCAGTTACAATTGGAGTACCATTCATCATTTAATTTTAATACATTATGGGAAAATTAAAAAAACAACAGCTTAACGACCTGCGTGAAATCGTAGGTGAAATTAGAAACCTCAAGGTATCTTTAGCCGAGACACAGATGTCCATTATGGATGCGAATTCTAAACTACAACAGCTTAAAGCTCAAGTAAAATCTAAAGATTCTGAATTCAAAGAATACACCACTAAGCTAGAAGAAGAGCTTGGTAATGTAGAGATAGATTTGAATACTGGGGAATACAAAGAGGTTTCAGAATAACATAAAATATTAAATAAACTACAACTAAAGGGCTTGCAGAAATGCAGCCCTCTTTTTTTGTATATTTGCATTTGATAAATACATTCGTGCGAAATGAACGATAAAGGAAAATACGGGAACTTCCCCGACCCAACAGCTCAGTCAATTGAGAAGATATCTAAATCATACGGCCTTAAATACGCTAAGGCTATTATGGGGCAGTGGGGAGGAACGGTAGCCACCAACTCATTATACCAGCGCAGATTCAAGGAGTTTGAAAACAACAGAGACTACGCTAACGGTACGCAAAACACTCAGATATACAAACAGATTCTTAACAGCCTAGACCCCTCAAACGGAGACGGGACTTTATTGAACTTAGACTGGACCCCAGTTCCTATTGTTCCAAAGTTTGTTAAGATTGTTGTAAACAAGATTCTGTCTCGCCGCCCCTACCCCAATGTAGAAGCTATTGACCCTGTGTCACGCGATGAGAAAGAAGATAAAAAAGCACGAGTAAAATCTCAAATTGAAAACAAAGAGTTTCTAAAAGAACTAAAGCAGACTGGATTAGAAGTAGGTGCAGACTTAGACGCACTACCAGATACTGTTGAAGAAGCTGAGATATTCTTAGATACCAATATTAAGATTGCTGCAGAGATTGCAGCGCAGATGGCTACACACCTAACCTTAGAGTGGAACGACTTTAACGATACTACTTATCGTCGCGCGCTAGAGGATTTAGTAGTTTGTGGTATGGCTGTTGTTAAACGCGACAACGACCCTAACTACGGTATTGTAACCCGCTATGTTGACCCTGCGCAGTTCATTCACTCTCACACAGAAGACCCGTCTATGAAAGACATTGTCTACGCTGGTGAGATTCGTCAGATGACGATTATGGACTTAAAGCGTATGGCTAAGGACCTAACCGAGGAGCAGTATCAAAAGATTGCAAGCCAAGTGCAAAACAAATACGGGAACAGTGCAGACCGACTAGGTCAAAAGTACTACGACCAAGCATCTGGAACAACAGCCTACGGATACGATGAGTTCCGCATTTCTGTTTTAGACTTTGAGTTTATCGGTCTAGATACAATGATTTACGAGGAGAAAGACTCTAAGTACGGCAACATTGGATTCTACTTTAAAGGTGAAGAGTACAAGATGCCTACGCAGTCTGTATTTGACCGTAAGCCTTTCTACATGGATATTATGTGTGTGTACGGGGGTATTTACATTGAGGGCTGTGATATGCTTGTAAACTACGGAAAGAAGCACAACCAGCCACGCAACATTCACGACATCAGTAGAACTACCTTGTCTTACTCGGCAGTTAGCACAAACATTCGTCGTATGATGCCTAAGTCTATGGTTAGTGGAATCACAGGATTTGCTGACCAGTTACAGCTTACGCATTTAAAGATTCAGCAGGCTATTGCTAAGGCGAAGCCAGACGGAATCATGATTGACATTGAGGGGTTAGAAAATGTACAACTAGGTACGGGTGGTGATTTATCTCCGCTAGACTTGCACGATATCTACGAGCAGACTGGTGTGATGTACTACCGCTCTAAGAACCCAGAGGGTGGATTCCAAAACCCTCCAATCAGAGAGATTAACAATACCATTCGTAACATCAACGAGCTTATTGCGCTGTACAACCATTACTTACGTATGATTCGTGATGCTACAGGTATCAATGAGGTTATGGATGGCTCTTCACCAAAGAGTGACGCACTAGTAGGCGTGCGAGAACAGCAAATGGCGGCAGCTAACAACGCTATCTATGACATTACGCACTCTTCCCTTGTATTGTACAAGAAAGTCTGTGAGGATGTAATTAAATGCCTTCAAGTGCTTCCTAAGGATTCTATTCTGTTTAAGACCTATGTCAAGGCTGTAGGTAAGGATGCGATGAATACCATCAAGGAGTTTGAGAAACTACCTATGTACAACTTTGGCGTCTCTGTAACTACGGAGATGAGCGACCAAGATAAGTTGTATTTAGAACAGAACATCAATCAAGCGCTAGCACAAAAAGAATTAGACATTGAGGATGCTATTGCTATCCGCAGACTAAAAGATATCGACCAAGCAGAAAGACTTCTTGTTGTCCGTCGTCAAAAGCGCATGAAGCGTTTACAAGACCAAGCAATGCAGAACTCTCAAGCGCAGGCTCAAGCACAAGCACAAGCGACACAAGCAAAAGCTCAATCGGACGCACAATTAGAGCAGTTACGCTCTCAGTTAAAAATGCAAGAAGAGCAGATGAAGTCTCAGCTTGATATGCAGTCTATGCAGTTGAAGTATCAATTTGAGCTACAATTAGAACAGCTAAAAGGTGCAAACAGTAAAGCTGTTGCTGAAGCCTCTACAAACATGAAGAAGGAAGTACAGCAAATGCAAGAGGACCGCAAAGACAGCCGCGTTAAAAAGCAAGCCGTAGAGCAGTCTAAACTAATCTCTCAGCGTAAAGGTGAAAGAGGTGAGCTTGCAGATGAGCTACAGCAAGAAAACGAAGACGATTTTATTAACGAAATAATGGGCATGTAGCGAACAGACTTTAAGAGTTAAGAGGGGTTAAGCCCTTTTTTCTCTTTTGTATATTTGCACCTACAACAGCACGGTATATATGGCATCAGTAAAAAAAGACGGGATACTTAAAAGAATAGGAGTCAGCGGGTTCAACAAACCCAAGCGTACTCCTAGTCACCCTAGTAAATCTCATGTCGTAGTAGCTAAAGAAGGGGATAGAGTTAAAACTATTCGCTTTGGAGAGCAGGGTGCCTCTACAGCAGGAAAGCCTAAAGCAGGAGAGTCTGATAAGATGAAGAAGAAACGCGCATCATTTAAAGCTCGTCATCGCAGAAATATAGCGAAGGGTAAGATGTCTGCGGCGTGGTGGGCCTCAAAGGTGAAATGGATTTTAATACTACCGTTATGGCTCTCGCTTTAGAACTACCAAAAGAAGTGTATAAAGGGGAGGACGGACGTTGGTATAAACCTTGTCCTAATTGTGGTAGTGAGCAATCATACCTCAGACGCAACTATGCTGTAATGTCTTATAATGAAGGTAAAGAATGTAAGAAATGCTCTAACTCTAACCCCGAGCAAAATGGTCACAAGGGCTGGATTAAAGACGTTCTTAGAATTTCATTTGCTAGAAAATATAAATCACACGCTGCACTTAGGCTTATAGACTGGGAAGTTGAATTTGAATACTTAGCAGACTTGTTGATTGAACAAGATTTTAAATGCGCTTTAACAGGCTGGGATATTGACGCTATGGAGGTAAATAAAAATACCGCCTCGTTAGATAGAATAGATTCATCAAAGGGATACATTGAAGGTAATCTTCAGTGGGTTCACAAGATGGTTAATATGAGTAAACAGCAGTATACTCAAGATGAATTTATCAATATGTGCAAGGCTGTTGCCAACAAAATTAAGTGGTAGGAAATGAAACAGAGTCTTAATAAATTACTAGAGATTTGGAGCCACAGTGATTCTCAACCTACGGAAATCACTTTAGCGCTGGTCAATGTTCTTTTAACTCACTTCGCATTAGGAGCTGAGTTAGGAGGGCTGTATTTTGAGAGAGTTGTCATTATTGCTAGTGGTATATTTCAGTTATATTGCGTTAGTAAAGAAGATATTAAATGTCGCGTAAGAGCGTCTATGATTACATTCGGAGTGTATGCGTCAACATCAATTATATATCTGTCGTGCTTAGGGATGCCCACAGCAACTCATTACGGCTGGTTTGTGCTAGTTTTAGCGTCTTTTGGTAGTATGCGTAGGCTTATACTAGAAAAGTTACACAGAAGCTAATTATGGACAATATAACGCAAATAGTAATCACTGTAGTTACAGTCGCTGGGTCTGCAGGTATATGGAAGTTCTTAGAAACTAGACTAAGGACAAAAGTAGAGGAGAGAAAAAACAACATAGAGAACTCAGACGGCGTGCAATATAGAGATGACTTAAAACACAGGGTGAGAAACTTAGAGCAATTATTAGCGCAGTCTGCAGAAGAAAAAGATGAGTTAAGACGCATCGTATTAGAACTAACAGCAGAGGTTCACGCACTTCGCGTTAAGGTTGACTTCTTGGAAAAAGAAAACGAAAGACTTAAAAACAAGTAACATGAAGATTAAAAAGAAAGGTTATTCAACTTACGAAAAAGGCGGGGCTATTGACCCACCTAAAGACCGCTCTAAAGATATAGAGGCATTAAAGGCTAAATACAGAGAGACGAAAGACCCTAATGTAAAAAAAGATTTAGACTCTGCTAGAGAAGAACAAAAGCTGTATGATTCTGGTCAGTTCATGGACGACATGAGAGAAGGTCGTGCTCAAAAAGCTGAGACAAAAGGAGATGAAGGACGTGCTAAGCGTATTCGTTCTTCAAAGCAAACTCAAGGACGCGGAGAAACGGGTAGAGACGAAGAAGGCAAGAAGTTTTCTAAAGGCGGTAAAATGATACCTAAGGCTGGATACGGAATGCGTATCAAAAAGAAAAAGTAATGAAGAGTTTCAAGCCTCACATGATGTACAAGGGTTCTAAGGCTGTTAAAGCAAATAAAGTCGAGGACCACAACAGACTAAAGAAAGAGGGTTATACCCACGAAGCACCTAAAGCTAAACAAGGTTTTAAAATTAAGTATAAAGCTGGAGGTAAATCTAAAGTCAACGAGGCAGGAAACTACACAAAGCCGTCAATGCGTAAGCGTTTGTTTCAGTCCATCCTAGCAGGTACAAGTGGAGGGAACGCAGGCCAATGGTCAGCGCGCAAGGCTCAGTTACTAGCTAAGCGATACAAAGAAAAAGGAGGCGGATACACATCTTAATGGCGTTATCAAAATCACAGCAAAGTTTACGCCAGTGGACAGCACAGAAGTGGCGCACAAGCAGCGGTAAGAAGTCTGAAGGCAAAAGACGATACTTACCTGACGCTGCGTGGAAAGCGTTGACTCCTGCGCAAAGAAGAGCTACAAATGCGGCGAAGTCTAAAGGCGATAAAAAAGGAAAACAGTTTGTCGCCCAGCCTAAGTCTGTGGCTAAAATAACTAAACAGTTTAGATAATAATGGCATCTCGTTCTAAAAAATATTATGATGGTAACCCGAAAGCAAAGGCTAAAAAGAATGCTTACAATAAAAAGTATAACGCCTTACCCGAACAGCGTTCCAACCGTGCGTCAAGGAATTTTGCTCGCAGAGTACTTGAAAGAATCGGACTTGTTAAAAAGGGAGACGGAAAAGACGTAGACCACAAGGATGGTAATCCAAAAAACAACTCTAGAGCTAATTTAAGAGTAGTTACTAAATCTGCTAACAGAGGACGTAAATTATAAAGCACAGGCCGTGCAGTCGTTTCGCTACCGACTTATAGGACTGAAGAGAGAGAGGGGCCCGAAGCCCCTCTTTTTTATTTGTGTACATTGTTTTCATGTTACCCTATGTATTGAAATCCTTCATATCCCATCATGTGAAGAGTATGCTCCATTTGGTGAGCCTTCATAGGGCAGTCAAAGCCATCTGCCACTACTTCCCACCCCTCTACTATTTTCCCTGCGTAGTTATGTGTCCATAGTCTTTTCTGAAGGTTATTTGTCATGCCTATGTAGTTATGCTCTGGAAGGTAGTAAACCACATATCCACTTGTCTTAAAATTAACACGCATCTTGGCTCGCTTAGCCTCTTCTGTTTTTTGGTAGTGGCATGATTTACAATAAGACCTAAGAGAAACATTCCCGCTAGGGAGTTTACGCTTGTAGAACTCCCTAGCAGGTTTATTAATATTACATTTTGTACATGTCTTACTTTTCATTGTATGCTTTAAACTCTTTAGATACATCAAAGCAGGGGCATGGTTTAGAAGAGAATTCCGAATGACCGTGAACGGTTAATCCACCGAATACTAAGTCTAAAGAATGAATAAGATTTCTTAAAGCTGTTTTTTGTGCTTCAGTTCTTGTATCTTCTGGTGTTCTATCGTTTGCACTCATTCCTCCGATGTAACAGATTCCGATACTACCTTGATTCTGTCCACTGCAATGAGCTCCGATATTGTCTAACGGACGACCTTGTTCTATGGTCCCGTCAATTTTAATGATGTAATGGTAACCGACATCTTT